TGGGTGCTTCATCAGGCCAAGTTTAAGGCCGAGCCCAAGCCGAAGAAGGCGGTCGTGGATTTTTCGGATTGTCTTTTTGAGGAAGATCCAGAGGAAGAGGAAGAGGAGGAATTTTTTTAGTAAGTAATGTTAAACGATATGAAGGTTAAGATGATGAAGACCGAGACCATGTTGCTTTTGGCTCTGCTCGTTGCTGTGGGTTATTTTATGTGGGCGAACAACGGCGCTATCCGCCGTGCCCTCGGGATGAAGGAGGGGATGATGTACAAGTCCTACTACGAGGGTGCCAACGTGGTTGACTCCATGCCCGCTCCGGTGAATGGCGAGTCTCTGTCCGTGCCCGCGGCGGCTGCCAACGGGATGGGGGTTGCCTCCAGCCTGCTTCCCCGCGACGTGGCGGCTCAGGAGGACTTCGGTGACTTTGCTCCCGATGACATCCTCAAGGGTCAGAACTACCTGAACCCCCGTGCCCTCATCGGCTACCCCGAGACCGTCGGCGGTGCTCTCCGGAATGCCAACCAGCAGATCCGGTCGGAGCCCCCGAACCCGCGCGAGGCCGTCACGATCTTCAACACGTCCACGATCGTCCCGGATCAGATGCGCCCCGCTTTCGAGCTTGGTCAGGGTACCGCTTAGATTGATCTAGATTAATAGATAATTGTAAACATTCAGGGAAACAACTCTGACTGTTTGTGAATTAAAGAAATTACACCACTGGTTAACAAAACGATGTCTGACGGAATGCCGATTAGCGATCAGTTCAAGGAGGCGATTGCCGAACTCGAAGGGATCAAGACGCAACTCAATGAGGCTCAAAAGGCTATCAAGGTACTAAAGGACCGCGAGTCCAGCCTGAAGACCTTCATTGGTGGATACATGAAGGCTCAGAAGATCGATGACGTCCAGACGCGTGGCGGAACCAAGGTCACCCAGAAGACGTCGGTTAAGAAGCCCGTAATCACTAAGAAAATCCTAATGGATGAACTACCAAATTACATTGAGGGAGGTCAAGAGCGTCTAAATCAGATCATAAAGGAGATTGAGGATAAGTTAGAGCCCAAGGAGACATCAAGCCTTCAACTCAAGTTAAAGAAGAAAACTGAAGAGTAAATAGTAACCAAAGATGGTGGGATCTAATCTTCTTGACTATACTCCAATTGCTTCCGAGCCTCAGGTGATTGAGGATTATGACTATGAGGAGGAGGAAGGTTTTGTGGATCCAAATGAATACGAGTATGAAGATTGGATAGCCTATTACAGTGATGAATTGTGGAATAACTGGGAGTTATACAGACAACAATGTTATGATAATATGATTCCAGAGAAACTCACGTTTTCTGAGTTTTGTAAAAATGAGTACTATAGTTAGATTAAATGTTGGCAATCAGTAGATATGAGCCGATTACCAGACGTAACAAGTACAAAGGTCATTGTTCCAACCGTTCTTTTCGCCTTCCTAGCACCCGCCGTGACGGGTATGGGAGACTTAACAGATCGACTGGGAATGACCTCTGTGTTCGGTATCCTGTATATAATCATTCTTCGTGGGGTGATGAAATTCGTGGTTCGGCCAAGCGAGGTCTATCTCGCATCAGGAATGTACTTTCTTCTGAGCGGGATGACCACGAATCAAGATCTGATCGTAAGAAACACTTTTCTCTATTGGATCTTATTCGCGGTTATTCGCTCACAAAGTCCTCTCGAGTTCTAAAAAGGATGAAGTATCTCGTCGTGGGTCCTGGTGCCATGGGATTCTATGCCATCCTAGGGACAGTTTATGCACTTCACAATTACGATAAAACCAAAGATCTTGAAGCCGTCGCTGGATCATCTGCAGGATCCATCGTGGCATTTGGATGTCTGGTCGCCAAGTGGGACATCGTCAGACTTTTTAGAATCATCCGAGAGGCTGCCGATGTCAATTCGCTTATGCGACTAAACTTAAAGTCTCTTTTGAACAACTATGGTTTGGTACCGGCAACCAGGTGGAAGGAGGTATTTACAAAAATATGTATGGAATTGTCTGGAAAGGAAGATTTCACATTTCAGGAACTCAAAGAATGGACCGGACTGGATTTTTATGTGTCGGCATACAATATTACGTTGCAGAAGAGTTGTTACTTTTCACATCACACCCATCCTGACATGTCAGTCTCCCACGCGGTCTGCATGAGCATCAGCATTCCATTCTTATTCGAGTCCGTGGTCTACCAAGGGCATCGATATGTGGATCTGGCAGCGTTTGAAACATGTCCACTGACGCCTTTCATGGGCAAGGACATGGAGGAACTTGTCTCAATCGAACTGGATCCTGAACCTTCGATGGAGAAGCCACCCCACATAGGGTCGTTTGTTGATTTCATACAACACTTTATCACTTCGATTATGAGAAATAGAGTGGTCTATGAAAAGCCTACCATCTACATTAAGATGAAAGAAGGCGAGGCATTTAATTTTTCTATGGACGATGACAAGAAAACAGAACTATTCTATCATGGTTATCTCACCGGAAAGCGGTTTCTCAAGATAGAGCACGAAGAATGTCCCTCAGAACCAGAGCAGCAACACCTGCCATGAAGAGGACCACCATGTAACCCAACTCCGAATCCATCACACCCTCGACCTCATAGAACTCCACCCTGTCAGTGGGAAAAATTCTATCAGCAGCCTTCTCGGGAGCCGGCGGTGCTTTGACCGTTTCCCGAGGAAGCCCACCGTAGGCATCCTCAATGGAACAATAGCCTACCATTATTTAGTATCAACTAGGAAATTATTTACAATTCAAGTGTCGTCTTGCCCTTCTTGCCACGCTTCTTCTTGGGTGCAGAAACTTCCACGTCCTTGACAGACTCGCCATTCACGCTCACGATGTCCGAGATGTCATCCTCAATGTTACCGTCGCTTGGAGGTGCCGCCGGCGTGCGAACTTCCTCCACATCACGGGTCGTTGTGGACTGGGGAGTCATGAAATTAGACATCAGCGACGAGAGATCCATGCTTGGACCCTGGACCTCCCTTCGAGGAATCGGTGGCGCTGGTCGAGGATCCACATTCCTCGCTTGGGCGCTCTTGGCAGTGTTCGCCACGGCAGACATCATGCTCTTGATGAGATCGGGATTTTGCTTGATGACATCATTCATCTGAGGCATCGCAGACTTGAACATCGAGTGGGTCAGATGGAACATCGTGGCGGAACCACCGAGCATCATCATCAACTTCAACTCGGGTGCCATCTTCGCCTTGCCGCGGTATTTCACATACAACTCCTCGAATACATCATCATAGTCATCCACGCCATCCATCACCGACTCGGACCACCCATCCAAATGGATGTCCAGAGGATTGTAGCGCTTGTTGAGAAACTCAATACCGGTCACACAGGCGATGAGCATCCTTCTCTGCATCTTGACGGACTGATCCACCTCGATCGAATAGGACATCCTCTTGACTTCACCACGGATGTCATGAATCGACGAATGCATGTTCAGACGCTCAATGGATCGAATACCTTTCTTCTCCAGACGGGTGATCTTATTCAAAAGGTCAGCCTTCTCATCATCAATGGACTTGTACCCAGGGGAAGGCGCATCGTCCTCGTAGCCTCCCTCGAGACCAACGCCACCTCCATAGTCATCAAACGCCTCGCCGTGATCTTCCGGCTCTTCCTGTGGCGGCGGAGGACGTGCCGAAGGCGTCTGCTTCCCGTGGTTGGCAAATGCCATGAATGAGGACACAGGTGCCTCAATGGGGCGGTCATTCATGCTCGGGTTGTTCGTTCGCTTGCGCTTCGTGGCATCCAGGACGACACCATTGAAAAGATCCTGCTCCTCATTGTCCAGGTCGACCATGATCTCGCTATTATTATCAAGTTCAATCTCGAAATCCTCCATGTCTTCTGGTGTCAGTCTATAAACTTATAGTCAAGTCTTTAACGCAGAAAAAAATCAAATGTCTTAGTAAAGAAGTATGATCAGTAATCAGTTGGCCCTCGTCCTTGTGATTGCCATTGTGGTGCTCATGTACGTCAAGTGCTTCATGGGTATGAAGAAGAGTGGGTACAGGTTGTCCCCGGAGCCGGTGGAGGTTGAGCCCATGATCAGCGGCGATGCCATCACCAAGTTGCCTTACACGCTGGAGTGTGTGCCCGGCCCAGGCAAGGATGCCGCCTACTACACCAAGGACCTGACCCCGGGTGGGTTCTGTGGTGACCAGGCGCTCGTCAGGGATGCCATGTCCTACAAGATCCTCAGCGGTGTCGGGGGATCTCTCCTTGAGAAGTAAATTAAAGAGAAGAAAACAAAGGTAAGTACGAAAAAACAATGTCTACCGAGGATGTGATGAAGGAGCTCGCTGAGATGCGCAAGGAGATCAAGAGTCTCACCAAGTTGGTCCGCAAGATCGCCAAGGTTCAGGATGATCCCGATGGGTCCAAGGCCAAGGAGCGCGCCGCCAACACCGGGTTCAACAAGCCCAGCAAGGTCACCAAGGACCTGACTGACTTCATGGGTCTCGCCGAGGGCACTGAGGTGTCTCGCACGGATGTGACCCGCTTTGTTAAGCAGTATGTCAAGGACAAGGGTCTGTCTCATCCAGAGGATGGACGAAAGATTATTCAGGATGAGCCTCTGAAGAAGCTCCTGCAAACACCTCAGGGAGAGACCCTCTCTTATATGACCTTGCAGAAGCACATCTCCAAGCACTTCATCAAGGCTTAAACAAAAAACGCACCTTACTTTTAGAAAATGATA